AAGATTTATGCTGGAAAATAGTTCAAATTCGTTACACGATTATATTGCACAGAAAAGACCTCAGAAATCGGATCCTATTAGAGAATTGTGGGAACAGCAAGCTAAGTCTGACGCAGAAGTAACTTCTGAGATTAGTAAATATAAAGAGTATTTTGCTGGAGAGTTAGCTAAACAGCAAAATAAAACTCAGAGACTCTATGTAGCGTATGGTGTAGGTCCAAATTTAGATTCCTGGTCGGGTCCACATACCATGCAGTTATTGGGAGCGGAAATTGCCATCGAAGGAAATCGTCAAATAACTCTCACCATGATGGCTACCAAACTATCTTTCAGCACAGAGGGAAGAAGAGATATTCATCAGTCTGATATAAATATTAATTTACATGGAATGGGAATTGAAATAGATGCTAGATCTTTTCCCATTAATTTTTCTAATTTCGCAGAAACAATATATCCTCCCTATAAAGAAAAATTACCCGAAAGTTTAGACTCTCTTTACTTAGAGACCTTTGAGACTGAGTACGCAGAATACTTAGATTTAGTGAACTTAGAAGATTCAGCATTATTTATAAATAAATTAGACATTCATTTATTGCTTACTGATGTAATACGCGATTTAATAAGAAAGGCTACTGGAAATTCAAATGTTATTGTACTATTACCAAACTTAAATTATACTCTTGCTCATATGATTCAGCAAAATCTCAAAGAGGAAGGACTGGATGAGGCGACAAGAGCGAAACGACAGGCCCAACGAGATTATGATAATATAGTTAAAGATATGTCTGCAATGGGCCTGAATGCAGACGGTAGTTTAATAAATCCCGGTGAAGCGTCTGGTTGGCCTGGGTGGGATGGATTTAACGCACTTCAAGAGCAAAAAGCGGCACAAAGAAATCTTACTATTTGGAATACCGTAGTAGAAAATAATGAAACCTATTATCACAGGTTTACTGAGATAGGTAAATTATTTTATGTATTAAGTAAGATCGTTGCAGATTTTGGAATGACCGTTAATTCGTCAAGAAAAAATAATCAAATTGAAGGAATTTTAAAAGTTTTAGAATCTTATAAAGACCAAGATAAAGCGACAAGTTATAATAATGGATTACATGGTTTTTTGAATTCTAGATATTTTACAGTGGGTATAACTCATACCTCTACCGATGGATTCCCAGATTACTGGAGAATTCTACAAAAGATAACTAGGAACTTAAGTAAATCAACATTAGGCATCTCTGCACCTAATCTTCAATTATTCTATGAGAGTGATGTGAAATTACTGGAGTTTTGGGCTGATACAAAGTGGAAAGATTTTCCTTTATTTGGCGGGACAGATAGAGTCTTTACTTCTGACGAAGGAGCTATCATATTTGGAGATCAGCAATTAATAAGAGATTTTTTGTACGGCGCGGAACAGTTTGGAGTGAGTGAAGCTAAGAAAAAAGCTACTATTTCTGCATATGAAGATGCATTTCACGAACTCAACTCTCTTGATCCAAAGCAAACCGCGTACAACGAGGCAAATGACCTTGGCCCAGGTATGGATGAACAACATAAAAATGCAGAAATAGAACAAGCTAGATCTATGTTAAATTTGATGCCTCTTCATCCGTTAGATAAAGTTGTATTTGTAGGAGGGAGATACAATAAGGAAGTTCGAGAAATTACATATCCTCCACATGCAGTCATAGGAGCATATGGAAATATTTCTTTTATTCCTGATGATTTTCAACATGTAGATAATTTTTCTAAAGAGAATAAAGAAGAGATTGAAAATTTAGGTATTCCCGTCTTTAGGTACAATACTGAGAATCCGAATGTCCTAGATTTAAAACTTGATAATAGTCTGATTTATAGGAATAATTTAAATGTTGGATTTAGAAGAGATGTAGCTAGAAGAGCTACAGCTACCGCAGGGGGAATTTTGCAAACTCAGTACGCATCTCTTCCTCTTACAACTATTGGAGATGTTATAGGATTTATAAGAATGCATGAGAAATCTCTAGGAAATAATCCTGTCTCTCAAAAGTTGGTTATAGAAAAACTAGCAAAGAAGTTTAAAGCATTTGATCTAGGTTTATTTCGAGGCACAAATTTTATGGAGCAAGCAAAAGCTGCTTATGCAGAATACGCAGCAACCCTAGAAAATCCAGATAGTCCTATACTTAAGATTGATCAATTACTTCCAGGAGATCCTGTAGTAGCTATGGCTGAGTTTTCTGATAACATGTATAGACAATCATTACAGATGTCTATTACCACTCTGCCCTCTTTTCATTTTGGCACAGGAAAAATGCTAATGTCTCCCTGTATGCTTTTTGCTCAAGATGCTCCTATCTTACAGACACAAAGCGAGATGCCCCCTGCTACTTTACTAAATACTTTTATGAGTGGGTGGTATACTATAATAGGTTTCACACATACAATTAGTACTCAAGGTGCCTCCTCTGAGTTTTCCTTAGTCAAGATAAATAAATCATTAACACCAGCCACAATACAAAAAACAAAAAAAGAAGAAAAGCCTGAGGCTAAAAAGCCTGAAGAAGGTACTGCTAGAAAAGTTCCCACATTCTAATGAAAATATCTTTAGCTGAAGTAACAGACAGATTGGATCCAAATAGAAATCATGGGTTTTGGGCAAAAATTAGTGGAGAGGGAGAACAAGATAAGTTTATCCAAGGAACTTCCCCCTATATGGGAGGAGCAGGAGGAGGATTTGTTGGTCATATTCCTGGTATAGGTGTTACTGTTCTTGTAGTTCAGCCTGAGGCTGGAGGAGAGTGGTATTACTTAAGTTCAACCTTTAAACAAGAACCCCGTACTACAAATGAGGGGATAAATGCTTTTTCTGAGCTTCCTCCAGCACAAAGAGTAGTGGATGTTGCTGGAGAGTCTGGGGCTGGCGTTGGAATTCCTCATATCCTAGCTTTTCAAGATGACGATGGGAACGGCATTAAATTTGTAAGACAAAAAAGAGCTAGACTGACTGCGGAACAGGCACTACATCAGGAGTATGATGAGTTTGGCAATGCTGTCTCAATTCCTGATGAGGACCCCTCTATAGTCCAACCAGCGATGAATATTAAAACAGAGATTTATTCATCGGCAGGAAAGAAGATTTCTCTAATTGACAGCCCAGGAATTGATTGCATAATCCTCGATGCAGGGAATAAGACAGGTACAAGTAAAATAACTATAACTGGAGATTCGGCAGACGCAATAAGCCAAGGTATTGTTGCTGATATGGTTCAGATAGAGACTACTGGCCCCCAAAAATATATAAATACAGATAATCAAACAGACATTGTGGTAGGAACTGGAGGTCGAGAGCTTCAAATATTAAATAACGCTGCTGTTATCGCAGGACAAAATGCTACAGTTGAGTGGGGAGAGGAAAGTGGTCTTCTTTGTGGAAATGTTAACATTCAGAGTAAGTGGAAGGATGTTAATACACTTTCTTTAGCCCAAAACGGAAGAATATTTATAGAATGTTTAGATCCTTCGGGAATTGCAAATGGGCAGAGAATAGAAATCCAAACACATGGTACAAATGGGGAAATTATTATTAAAACCAACGGTAAAGTTGGGATAGAGGGCGAAAATATTGATATAAAGGCTAACACTAATATTAACATGAAAGCGGGTACGGATGTTAATATACAAGCTGGGGGGCAAATAAGCCTTCTGGCTGCTGGGATGGTGGCTGTTGATGGGGCTCCAATTCAATTGAACAATGGAGACTCTAAACCTAGTAATCCTGTTGTGAACCCCGTAGGAAATTCCTATGGTAGTAGGGGAATTACTACATACTAAAGAGGTATATCATGGCATCATTCGATCTTCAAACATTCTTGAAAGTAAAGGGCACTACTGGTGTTGGTAATCTTAAAGCCATAGGAATGGCTTATGGGTTGCCAAGCTGTATGCTTGCATTACCAGGGACCATATTATCTTATTTTCCTAATGATACCTTATCACAGATCCTAGGAGAGACCGCATCATCGAAGACGAAAGCTAATCAGGTAGCAGGGGAAACACAGAAAAAAGTAATGCTTGATAGTGGTGTTACAGAGTTTGCTACTGATCAAGGAAATTTCAAGTACAAATCTAATTCGTCAAAACTCGGAACAGACAATGATGAGGGGCAGGGTACGGATAATAATGAGGGAGTAGGGAATGCTTTTTTTGTGGCAATAGATCAAGCTATAGATATATATCAAAATGTTAAAACTGTTGTTGATGATTTTGCAGCGGCAAAAAAGTGTCTGGATGATTGGAACCAGACGGAGGAGTTTCAACAAGGAAATGCTGCCACTCAGAGGGCTACGATGACCGCTGCTGCTGTTGATCCCTTCTTAGATTATCTTTATGCTGGGGATAGGGCTAAACTTGCTAACGCCGCAGCCCATGTAGCAAAATGCAATATTACTATGAATAATATTAACACTATCTTAGGAGACAGAGCAGCAGACCCCTCTTTAGAACCTAGATTCTTAGATATTACTGCGTTGGATGTTGCTCTTTCAGGTACAACCTTCATTAGAGTACCTGCTGATGATCCTGGTCTACCTGAAGCAGAAGTTTTCCGATTAACTTATGGACCCCCTCTCACCACAGGAGGCCAGTATATTCTAACATCAGATGGTCTATATTATGATTCCCTGGCTGGAGGATTGGATCCAATTTATCTAGCTATATCAGGGATTATCGCTCCTGGAGATAAATGGAAATACGATTATGATCCAAACCTTGGTGGAAAAGGTGACGCAGTTTCTATTGATTCTCTGAACAATTTTTCAGACAATATGTTTGATCTTGATTTAATAGATGACAGTAAGGGTATGCAAACTTATTATGATTTAGATCACTTTTTGAGTGTGCTTAAACAACAGAGAGACAAGCATGTGTATGATTTGTCAGGAGATCTAGTCTCGTTTATTGGCACTTACGGGGAGGACTCTTCTATAGTTAACAATGAGCGACAGTTAATTATTTCTGAACTTGCTAATCATAATAGTAAAATTGATAGACGAAAAAAGCAGATAGAGGTTGCAGTAAAAGCTCCTCAAGTTTATGGAGGTGCTGATGCGCCCATATTCGCTCCAGGAGATATCCCTATTAATGATTTCTCCTTTCTAGAGTCATACAACCTAGTTGTTCTATTAGAGCAGCAAAAGGCTTTAATCTTTGAGGAGGGAGAGGTTGAGGGTATGGTTTATCCCATTAATCCTGTCTTTACTATTTCAGCCCCTAAACCTCCAAGACTAACATTTCATCATCTACATGTTCCTACTGTCGGAAAAGGTAGTATTATTTATACTCCGTCTGGGAGCCCATCAGGAACTGTACTTTCCCTAACTGACTTCATAGAGGATGATAGTTTATTCTCCATTTATAATTTCTTAGAAACTAAAGTAGTAGTCCCGTCCTCTACAGACTTCTTTGTTACCAATTGTGCTACTCAAGATATGTATAACAATGCAAAGTTAGTTTCTACTACTACATCTTCAATCTTTGTATCAGGACTGGCAATCCCATATCTAGAAGGAATTGTGAAAAACAAAAGTACAGATACCGCAGCGGCATCGGCTCTAGGTTCTTTTGTGAGATTACCTGACACTTCGGGGTATAGAGATTTAACCTATAATCCAAGTGGGTTTAGTATGGAGTTTTGGTCATATGTTCCAAACATAATGGAAGGAGAGGCTGGCTGGTTAAGCTCTACAACTTCCGCGTTAACCAAGGCTATTTTGTCCTGTGAGAATGTTGGAGCCACAGTAGGCTCCTCTGCTCTAGATGAGACAGGAGCCCCTCTGGATCTAGATTATCTACAAAATATGAGGGGAGGAAACTTCAATAGGGGGCTGATTTGCGGATTTACTAGGGATAGAAGGCTTACTCAGGACTCTGCGGGATTTAGTAATAGTAATTATGATAATGATCCCGCATCTTCACTAAGTTTCTTTATTGCACCTACACAGGCAAGAGATGCATCCTCTGCTTCTTGGATTAATAATGAGAGTTCTGGATGTGGAGGGGCTCCTACTTTCTATAAGATGAAAGTTGATTTAGCTTCCAATACTTTGTTAGGGAATGTCTCTTCTCAATTTGTGCTTTTTAATATTACTGTATCCCCACAAACCAATACAATAAAATTCTATGCTGATGGAACTTTGTTAGCTACCTCTTCTATTGATACTGTTTTCGGAGTGGAACCATATAAAACAATAAACTTACCTTCGTTTAAGAATAACAATAGTTTTGAGTATTCCAGTACTACAGTTGATGGGCCTTCCACATTGCAACAAGGTCCTAGACTTAATCCATTCTATACTCCTTGGATTGTCGGAGGAGGTTATACAGACGGAATGTATAAAAGCGGAAACTTCTTAGGTGGCGACCGAGGGGGTATTGTAAGCAGTTATCGGGGTCATCTAGGTAGTTTGAAATTTTATTCTAAACCCCTAAATAGTAATGAGGTCCTAAAAAATTATAACGCCCAACAAGGGTTCTTTAAATCTATTCTAATCTAATGGCAGCCAATCAAACAGTTAATGTCTACGGAAAAGTAGCACCTCGACCTATTCAGTTCAAAGAGACTAAACATGATCGAGTTATATATGGATTAGATTATCCTTTGGGGAAAAATAAGTCTATAGGAGGATTTTTTAGTAAATCTTCCGGGGCGTATATGATTAGGGCTTCCGTACAGCAATTACTCGCTACAGAAAGAGGAGAGAGGATTCTTTTACCAAAATATGGATGTAATTTAAGAAAATTCTTGTTTCAGCCCTTAGATGAAAACACTTTTGAAGCTATAAAAAACGAAGTCCTCTATTCTTTTAAGAGATATATTGTAGGGGCTACAGTAAAAAAAATATCCGTAGTTCCTGCTGGAGTAAACGGGCCATCAGGAGGAAATTCTTTGTTTGTAACTCTAATGTTACAATTAGATGAGGATGATTTAGCTGTATTTGATGTAGGAGTACTTATAAAATGAATTTTTCTGGAACATTAAGCTCAGATTTTATGAAATTGGCGCAAATACCTGAATTTAAGAAGCCGACTTTAATAAATTTTGCTGCTACGGACTTTCTTTCGCTTAAAGAATCTTTAATTTCTTATATAAAGGCAGTTTATCCTCTTGAGTATCAGTATTTTGTGGAATCAGACTTAGGGATGATGTTTATAGAACTTATAGCTTATCAGGGTGCTGTGTTGTCTATGAAAGCTGATATGTTAGCTAATGAAAACTTTTTTGCAACAGCAACGCAAAGAAGTAGCATGAAAAAACTACTTCAATTAATTGGAGTTAGAATGCGTGGCCCTCTATCAGCAGCCACAGACGCACAAATAACTTTTGACGAATCCCCAGCAGTAGGGTTCCCCTATGTTCTCACTCCTGCAAATAGAGTTATTTCTACAGCATCTCCAGTAGATGGTGCAGCACTATCTTTCACTTTGTATAAAGTAATTAATGGATTT